TGTGTTGCCTGTTGGTGTGTTGTTGCGGTTCAACGGCACAACGGCTTCAGGCCCGGACTCACCGATTAAAGCTAGGGTTGGTCGGGTAACAATTCCACCAGCAGCCATAGCAGGAATGTCCACAGCCAATGCTTCTGCAAGATCACTAATGGATTTCTTTTCAGCCTTAGTTATCTTTGTGCCACCCTTAGACTTCTTAGTTCTTGCTTTAGCAACGGCAGCATTTACTTGATTTATGCCGGCTTGATTAACAACTACGCCTTCTGCGTTTATAGAGAATCCAGCAGCAGTCAGAGCAGCTTTAACGCCGTCTACTAATGCTTGACCTGCCGTAACTCCTGCGGAGTAGAACTGTGATGCAGCAGATTCACCAACGGCATCAGCAACGCTTTGAGTAGCTGTAATTAAAGTATTTACTTGATTAACAACTGATGCGCCACCAGCAATGATTTCATCTGCGATCTTTGTTCCAGCATCTGCGCCTGCTGCAAGTACCTGACCAATAGCAGATTCAGATAATCCCATGCCTAAAAGTTGTTGAATCTTGCTGCCAAAGTTTGCAGCCTTAGCAGCTTGAGCAACTAGGTTTTCTACGAACGATCCAGTTTCAGCAGTTGCGGCAGCACCAAAATCTAGAATGCCAGTTAATGTATCTGCAACGCTGGACTTGAAACTTGCAAAAGATTCTCTAGCGGCATCAAGAACCCCGTTGGCTTTGCTTAGTTGTTCTGTGAATGCGGCTAATTGAGCCTTAATGTATTTGGCTGCATCACCAATTTCTTTTAGACCCTTGCCTGCGCTTTTACCACCCTTGCCAAGTTTATCAACGGTTGGTAAAACAACATCTTGATAAACCTTTGTATCTTCCAAAATGCCATCAGGAGCAATGTCAATCTTAGGAATGTCTTTTGTATTTTGTTTGTATTTATTAACCACAGCATTTACGCCAGCAAAAGCAATAGTCATAGCAGCAGCAGCAGCAACAGCACCAGCAAAACCTGCTGTAACAGATACACCACCAGTTGCAAATGCGGTGGCAACACTTGCGCCACTTGCAACTAAAATCAAACCTTCGTAAACAAATATGATGCCCTGAATAATTTTTACAATCGCGCCAGCAGCAGCAGCAATTTTAGCAACTACAAACGTAGCGACTAGAACACCACCGAAAGCAACTAGATATGGGGTGTAATTTACAACAGTCTGAATTACAGAACGAATAATGTTGCCCCATTTATAGGCTGCTTGTTCTGATTCACTAAATGAAGCCGACAGACTTGTGTTACCTGTAAGTGCGTTAATAAAAACTTCTAAAACAGGCAATATGTTTTTAATTACATAATCCATCAGCTTTGTTAATGCAGGCAATAAGGCTTTGCCAACTGTTTCTTTGGTTTCATCTAAAGCGATGTTAAAAATTCTAAACTTACCTTCAAGGGTTGTTGCTTCATCATCCGCAAAACCAGCAAAAGTTGTTTTCAATGTTTTAGTTACATTATTAAAATCGCCACTCTTTAAGATTGACTGATCTATGCCTAATCCAAGTCTGCTTAATGCAGTAGCATTTCCGTCATATCCTTTACCTAACGCATTAACAATTGCTTCCAAAGGCTTCCCGGTGGCAACCTGTATGTCTAGAGCAATGTTCAATAATTCTTGCGCTTTAACTGCATCTTCTGTGGATCGAATCAACCTTGCAAAACTAGGGCGTAATTCATCATCTTGCACACCAACACGCATTTGAGTTTTACTAATGTAATCTTCAACGCTTGCAGTCATTGCTTCATTTGCGCCAAGTGTATTTTGTAACTGTCTTTCAAGGATGCGCATACTTTTTTCATCAACAGCAGCAGCCTTAGCTGCATCAACGCCGAATTTCACAGCAGCAATACTTATTGCGCCAAAAGCAATAGCAGCAGTTTTGGCTACACCGTTTAATCCTTTGAATGCGCGTTGTGCTTGATTAACGCCAAGAGCATCAAAGGTAGAGAGAATAGGAAAGATTACAGCCATGATTGCACCTATCTCTTATTTCTAGTTGTGTAGTCGCGTTGCAGTTTTCTAATTGTACCGCGCACCACATCTTCAACGTATGGTACTTGTCTAAGCGCAGCAGGGTAAACGTATCTAGATGCACGACCTGATGAGTTAAGGCCACGAATCATGGCACGACCTGATCGTGTATTGCCAGCTCGTTTCCTGCCTGCCATGTCTGCTATCTGAAATGCAGCAGCACCTCTTGAATTCTTACCTTGTGCGCCAGCAACAATAGATACTAATGAAGTACCTTTACGTTCAGCCTTTTTAGTGAAGTTAGTTTTAACTGTTACCTTTACGCCTGCCGGTTGCCATGCTGTGCGCCCATTGTGAACCATGCCACGCAATGGTGCTTCCGTTGGAATGTTTTGTTTAACAGCATCAGCTACGGGCTTTGCACCTGTACGCAAATCTTTACGAGCTTGTTTAACTATGTCGTTATCTATTCCCTTTAGAGTCTTAGCGACTTCAGAAATACCAACAGCGCGTAAAGATAACATTAGACTCCCTGACTATTTCGCCAGCGCAGATACATACCCATTGTATAAAGCATACGTTCAGATTCATCCATTAAAACTGATGGAGCAATACCAGTTTCAACAGATAGATAAGCCAAATACCAATGTTGGGATGAGTCACCCAACCCAGTTATTTTGGGGGTTGTTCGCTCGCTTCGATTGTGTCTACTTCATCGCACCAATCTTCAAACGTCTTTTTGGTTTTACCCTGACGTTCTAGCCAATGCCATGCCAGCCACAATAGATCAGTAATGCGGAAGTCTGATTCAAGTGAAGCAACCGATTTTGTAAACTTGTCCTCGAACGCAACAAGATCACGAGCAGTAGCAGATACTTCTTCTACTGTTTCATCATTAAAAGTAACGCGCAGGTTGATTTTCATAGTTAGCTAGTTGCCCGTACTACTGTGCCTGATGTTGGCCATGTAACGCTGAACGTAGCAATGTCACCAACAGATGATGCGTGTGGACTGTATGAATTCACTAGGCAAGTTGCGGTGTAGCTTGGGTTGGTTGCAGATACAGTTCCTGAAGTTGGAACGATAACAACTGTTGCAAGGGTGTTGAACAACGGAAAGATCGTTGCATCTACGGCTGATGCTGCGAAGTCTTGCATGAACTGAAGTGTTACTGAACCAGTCTTTAGACCGCCTATGCGTTCGCGGAATGTTCCACCGAATGCAGTCGTTTCTAAATCATCTGATTCTAAAGCTAGTTCAACTTGATTAAGTGAAGTAGACAGATTTGTACCGTTTACGGTTACCTTATAATCAACGGCTGAAAATTTTGCCATGTCTTTATTGCTCCTAGTCTGCGTAGCAGAGAACTACGAACTCTGCCGATAAATAGTTTACCTCACCAACAAGTAGTTCCCCATAGTTACGCATATCCGTAACTCTAAGATCGAACGCCTTGCCTGCAAGTGTCTTGTCTGATTCTATCGCTAGTTTAATACTGTTAGCCCCTGTGCTTGAACAGTAAGCATCTATGGAGTTTTGACCTGAACGCTCTGACTGTCTGCCAACAATTACTTGAACTGCAAACGTATAGGTTTGCATTCCTCTATGGAAGGTTTCATCATAATTAAGAGCAACTGGAAACACTATTGCGACAGGTGGATTTATGTTGTCAGGTTGAAAGTCTGAAACCCGTAAGCCTGAAATCGTTGCAAGGTTAGTTTTTATCCCTGCGCGTAGTTCTGAAACGGAAGCCATTAAGCAAAGTTCCTAACCCGGCGATAAGGCGCAACTAACTGCTCTACATCTGGATCAAGGTAACGGCTAACGCGCATTGCGCCCATGTCACCAAAGCCAGCGATGCCAAGCGGCGAATCTAAACGCTTAAAGATACGGCTGCTCTGAATGATGCAAGCCTGAGTAATTGAGATAGGCACAGATGCCCAACCAAATACGGCGGTTAGTTTGACCAATGCTTGATCTGCTTCTATCGGGAACAAGTAGTTTTCAACAGCACGAATGCGTGTGTATGGAACAGCAAGCCCATCTACGTTTCCATTAAGTGGTTCTAGCTGGTAATCACCGACTGCCCAAGTCGTATCGAATACGCCGTCACCACCTGATGAAGTCTGCAAAGTTAAAGCCGTACTAGACACATCATCTATCTGAGTAATAAAAGAATCTTCTGCTGCGTAGTAACGGGTAGCAGTTCCTGTTGAATAGAAGTATCTACCGGCGTGACCGTCAATAGCTCGTGATGCAGACTCAACAGCCATTTCTAATAAAGAATCATCTACGGCATCTGTAATGCGTAGTGCAGATTTAACCTGTGCAAGGGTGGCGTAGCCATTTGTGATTGCCAATGAAACTCCTAAGTCTAGGTCTATTCTACTTGCGTTCTGCTAATGCCCTGCGGATACCTTCACGCAAACTAATCTGCGGAATAAAATACTGGTGTGACAAATGCGGATCACCAACGCGATACTCAACCCCAGTAGGCGCAGTAACTATGTGGTTAAACATTGGGCTGATTCCTGCTTCTTCACAGACCATTTGAGCAAGGTCATTAAAGCTAGTGGCAAAGCCTGAACATAGATTGAACGTGCCAAAGTATCCAGTCTGAACGTGCCACAACACAGCCTGAACAATGTCCTCAATGTGGATAAAGTCGCGCACCTGCTCACCATCGCCCCAAATGTCAAAGACTTCAACGCCTGCTAGAGCGCGGTCAATGAAACTAGGAAATGGATAATCCGCATCTTGATCTGATCCGTAACCACTAAACGGCCTAAACACAAATAGGTTCGTGCCTTCTAAGAATTGCGCTAGGTATTCGCCAGTTAGTTTTGCCCATCCATAAGTCAGGTCAGGATTCCTAACAGCATCTAGGTTTAGTTCGTATTCAGATAAACGTAATCTGTGGTGTGAGTTTTGCAGGTCTATTGGGTATGCAGCAGAGCTAGAGAAGTAAACCGTATTTATGGGTTTTGTTCTTTGCACCCAGTTAAAGAACTCTGCATCTATGGATAGGTCTGTGGCTACGCTTAGTGGCTCACCTTCGATAGTTGCGCGACCACCAACAATCGCGGCTAAGTGAATCACCAGATCGAACTGATCTGTGTTGGTCTTAAAGAAGTCGCGGCAGTCATTGCCGTCTTTCAAGTCAATGCCAGTTATCTCGCTATCTGGCAAAGCCTTAACAAAGTTGCGCCCAACAAATCCCTTGTGACCTGTAATAAGTATCTTCATTACCAAGCCTTTACGTTCTCAACATCATTACTAAATTCTGTGGCTAGGTATTCAGCAAAGATAGCCTGATCGCCATTGTGCATTTCAACGGTATTTACAGCTGCGTATCTATCGTCATGCTCTGCCTTGCCGTTTGTGTAGTGCAGGTGTTCAAGGATTACATCTGGCAAGTAGTTCACGTTCTCTAAAGCGTGACCCATTGCAAGCCAATAGTTATCTAGGAACAAATGCTTTAAGGCTGGCGGTGACATAAAGCCAGTAGCCCTAATGATCTTGCTAGACATAACTACGGCAGTTGGCAAGTTCTCGCCTTGCAGTAAATCGTTCCCATAAGCAATGCCGGGCTGATCGCCAATGGCTTCAGCTAGTTTGGTATCCCATCCACCTGTGCGCGGTAGGTGGTCATCACCCATAAAACAGATGTAGTCATAGTCAGGCGAGAACCACAAAGCCCAATGGTTAAGAGTTCCATTCATTCCCATACGATCTGCAATGCAAACCTTGACGTTATCTAGTCCAGCAGTTTCAGCCATTAAGCCTTGATAGGTTTTAACATCATCTGCATCTATGGCAAAGATAACTTCTGTGAAGTCTGCCGTTGCGTTGATCGCTTCAAATAAACGAATGGCATTATCGTTGCGACCACGAGTAGGGATAATTGTTAGCATTCTCATTGTTGTACCAATCTCCAGAAGGTATCTCCTGCGTTATCTATCATGTCTC